GTGGTGTAATGGTAGCACGTTTAATAGAAGCGATTCTGATAAGAATCCATTCAGCAATATTATCTAAACTACTTTAAGACAGTGGAGATCCGAGTTCGAATCTCGGCGGCACCCCAAAATTTTGGAGAATAATATGATTTTTTATTATGTTGGGGACATCTTTTAGATTATTAAAATTTAATTTAGGAGGTGTTATGAAAGAAGTTTTTTATCTGGTTAATCGGTTTTATGATGTCGTTAAGGTTTATTATGGTTATGGTGAACTTTTTAAAGATAAGCATATGATTGATAATGGTATTATCGGAGAATCATTTAAAGTTGGTGGTCCTATCTATGATAAGTATGGTTGGCCAACCATGTATAAGAAATGTGATTATATCGTTCAGGATGCTGATGGTATCACATTTCACATTGCAGATATACTTTTAAAGTTTACAGAACTTGGGCTTAAAAAAGTATATACATATAAACGTGATTATGGTATATTTAAATTCAGAAAAGATCCTGTACCTTACACAAGCTGTCGGAGAATGTGTCCGAAGAGAAGTGCATATTACAGAAAAGCTTCTGTGAAGAATGAAATCATGTTAAATCTTTCATGTAAAGATTATGTTAGACCTAAGCGTCGTGTTATACTCAACATAATTAATGATAATTTATATGAAAAAAGGTCATCTTTCTCTGATAAGCATTCATGGAAGAAGGTGAAGAAAAGAAAACAGTGGATGTAATGGTACTGTGACAGAATGTTAAATGTAGGTGTCTGCAAAACATCATTATCCTGGTTAAATTCCAGGCAGTACCTCCATGGTGGATGTCGTCTAATGGTTAGGATTCCATGTTGTGACCTTGGAGATGTGAGTTCAATTCTCACTGTTCACCCAATGCATTGATAGCTTAATGGTGAAGCCACCGGCTCATAACCGGTCGATTGTAGGTTCGAGTCCTACTCAATGCACAAAATGCCCGTATAGCTCAGTGGCCAGAGCTGTTAATTTGGATATTTAATTTTATATATATATACATATCTATTAATTTAAAAGAGGTATGTATATGTTAATATGTAGATTTTGTGGAAGAGAATGTAAAAATACTAATTCTTTAAGAAATCATGAACGATTATGTAAAGAAAATCCAAATCGAAGTAATTTTCCAGGGAAATATAAAATAGGTAAAAAGGGAGGTAATCAATATACAAAAGCAATTGAATTAGGATTACCTAAACCTAAAATTTCTGAAGATACACGAAAAAAATTAAGTGACATTTCTTCAAAAAAGAGGCATAATGAAAATACAAAAAAGAAGTTAAGTGAAATTGCTAAGAAAAATGGGTTAGGTGGTGTAACTCAATCTAGGTGGATAAAATATAATGGTAAGACTTTAGGTTCGTCTTATGAATTAAAATTAGTCCAAAGTTTGGATGAAAATAATATTAGATGGGATGTTTGTAAAAGATTTAATTATATAGATCCAATAGGGAAAGTAAGAACATATACACCTGATATATATTTAATTGATTTTAATGTTTATTTAGATCCTAAGAATGATTTTTTAATTAATAATGTAAATCCAAGTTTAGGATTTAGTGATATAGAAAAAATTCGTTTAGTGATGATTCAAAATAATATTAAAATAATTATCTTAAACAAAGATCAATTAGAATGGCAGCAAATAAAAGCCCTGGTAGTTTAATGGTAAAACGAGGGATTTGTAACCCCTTGATATCAGTTCGATTCTGTTTCAGGGCTCCAATCCGCAAGGTGTGATTTCAAATCTTACTGCTTCTGATGATATGTTGCCGGACATAATACACAAAACCGGATAGGGAAGGTGGTTGATATTTCTTAATTTAGCATACTGATTGCCTGAGTGAATAATAAATAAAATTGAGTATTTTAATTTGGAGGCTATATGAAAGTATTTTTGGGTGGAACATGTGGTGATAGTACTTGGCGTGATGAATTAACTCCAATGTTGGAAATTGATTATTTCAATCCTGTTGTAGATAATTGGACTCCAGAGTGTCAAAAAGAAGAAATTAAGCAACGAGAAGAATGTGATTATTGTTTATACGTTTTAACTCCACAGATGGTTGGAGTATACTCAATCGCAGAGGTTGTTGAGGATAGCATTAAACGGCCACATAAGACAGTACTTGGAATTTTAGAGATACACAATGGTATTTCATTTGATGAAAAGATGTTGAAGTCTCTATATGCTGTATCGAATATGGTTGAGAAAAATAATGCTAAGGTATTTTTTAATTTACAAGATATAGCTGCTTATTTAAATAAGTAGTAACCATAGAAGTATAGCTTAACGGTGAGGTAAGCTGCCTGCGGTAGAGGTCTTGCGGATTTTTCAACAGCGCGGCTTCCGCAGGTCAGCTTTAGCTACTGGTTAGAGAAATTAAAATTAACGAGGTTTCTTATGGTAAATATTACGAGCATTAAAATACAGATTGGCGAACGTGAAATAACTATGACTCTTGAAGAAGCAAAAGATTTCCAGAAACTGCTTAACGAGACCTTCCCTGATTGTAAATCAGGGCCGACAATTATCAACCCGATAATAATTGAACGAACTGTTCACGATCCATGGCAACCGTTTCCTGGATGGGAGGTAACGTGTGGTGTAAGTAGCGGAACTTTACAGTGGAGAGCTCGCTAACGATTGAGGCCACCGGCCCCGCGCCGTTTGCGGGGTCCGCGTGAGCCGACTGGTTATATGATGACCTATTTTAAGCACATGATGGCGAATTTTGCCGTAGCAAAAAAGGCATTAAGGGAGGTCGTGCGTCTAATTCACATTTTAATGAGAGTAATGATGACTTCCTGACAGGTATGGTAGTTGGTGATATTGCAAATGATGGATGTTTATGTTCATGTTCAGAGTCGTCTGGAAGTAGTTATAGTGATTCATGTTCTAGTTATGACTCAGGGTCTAGTTGTGATTCTGGATCATGTGGTTGTGATTGAAATATAAAATTATATTGAGAGGTTAATTATTATGAAAATTTTGTGTAATGATTCAGGATTTCCTATTAAGATGTGGGTTAATGTTATTGAGATAACTGCAATGGAGCAAGCCATTAATCTATCAAATCTTCCTTTTGCTTTCCGACATGTCGCATTAATGCCTGATGCTCATTCAGGGTATGGTATGCCGATTGGTGGAGTTCTTGCCACCAAGAATGTCGTTATTCCTAATGCTGTCGGTGTTGATATTGGGTGTGGTGTATTAGCTGCGAGATTCCGATTGAAACGTGATGCTGTACAATCAAAACTTCAGGAAGTTGTCGATGAGATTAAAAAAGTAGTCCCTGTTGGATTTAATAAGCAACCACAGGGTGTAACTTCATTTGATGACTTGCCAATTGAATTTGATAATGTTAATCATATGGATGTAATTCCATTCCATGTTGATAATGCTGTTAAAAGTCTTGGGACTCTTGGTGGAGGAAACCATTTTATTGAAATTCAGGTTGACGTAACTGGTAGCGTTTGGGTGATGATTCATTCTGGATCAAGAAATCTAGGTAAAGTTGTGGCAGAGCATCACAATAACGTTGCTAAAGATTTGAATGCTGAGTTTTATTCAACTGTTCCTGCAAGTTATGATTTAGCATTTCTTCCTTTGAATTCAGTAGAGGGGAGGAAATATATGGAGGAAATGAATGTCTGTGTGAAATTCGCTGATGCAAACCGTAGGTTTATGTTTGCGAAAATTGTACAGGTGTTTCAAAACTTCTTTGGATATTCTGAAATTGAGTTTTTACATTCCATTCATCATAACTATGCCTGTATTGAGAATCATTTCGGACAGAATGTTGTTGTGCATCGGAAGGGAGCCACTTCTGCCAAGAAAGATGAGATTGGAATCATTCCGGGTTCCCAGGGGACTGCCTCTTACATTGTACGAGGTCTCGGCAATAAAGAGAGTTTTATGTCATGTTCTCATGGTGCTGGTCGAAAGATGTCTCGGACTAAGGCAAAAAATGAGTTGGACTTACAAGAACAGATTGCAATTCTTGATGAACAAGGTATAATTCATTCCATGAATGATACTAATTCTTTAGATGAGGCTCCGGGTGCATATAAAGATATTGATGAGGTAATGAATAATCAGTCTGATCTGGTGGATATTTTAGAAAAATTGAATCCAATTGCGGTCATTAAAGGATGAAAATTGAAATTATAATTTCAAATAGGTGTCAGTGTCGTGTCTGTGGTGACGTTATTGAGAGTTGCCATAGACACGACTTTGTTAGATGTCGATGTGGTGAAATTTTCA